CTTCCGATCTTGGGCGGCTTCGGCGACCGTGGCATCCTGTGTGGCGGGCTCCGCGTGCGGCGCCACCGTGCGCGCCGTGTCGGGCACGCCGCCCTCGATGCCCGAGCAGTCGGGCTCGCCGGCCTCCGCGTCGCCCTCGTTGGGATCGATGCCGATGGCGCGCAGCCCCTCGTCGGTGATGCGCGCCACGATCCAGGTGCCGTCCTCGTCCTGGCGCCAGCCGAGGCCGACATGCTCCCGCGGGGCGTTGATCTCGGTCAGCAGGTTGTTCTTGATCAGGCTGCGGAACACCGCGTTGCGGGCGGCGGCCGGCAGGGTCTTCGGCGCGCGGGCGAGGCCCATCTCGTGCTGCGCGGCGGCGCTGAGGATCACGCGCTGGGTGTCGGAAAGCTTGGTCATCGTGGTGGTCTCCGGTTCCGGGTGCCGGTCATCGGCCCCTACTGCCGGGAGCCCCGCCGGGCAGAATCCGGTCGGGGCGGTGCGGGAGTGGCCCGCGTCGGGTTCCCATCGCAGCAAGCTGCGATGGGAACCCGTCAGGCTTCGTATTCGCTGCGGCGGAAATGCTGGTCCGCGATGTCCTTCAGCTTCGCGGTGGCGTCGGAAAGCCAGGCCGCCTCGCCCCAAAGCACCGCCTCGGCGTCCGCGCCGAAATGGTCCTCGCTGGCCTGGGTGAGTTCCGCGAGGAGGGTGTCGAACTCGGCCTTCTTCGCGAGGAAAGCGGCCAGGCTGCGTTCCTGGTTGCGGGCGGCGCGGGCTTCGCGGTCGGTCATGCTGCTCTCCGTCGTGGTGCAGGGCGGGGTGCTCTGCGTGTGACGGACCATTCGCGCTGTGCCGCGCACGAGCCAAGCAAGATGGAGCGTAGTCTTCGTGCTATGATTCGGCGGCCTGGATCACATTATGATCGACGATGCCGCGCGCCGCGGCGACATCGGCGAAGATGCGATCATCGACCTCCAGCACGGCCGCCTCGCCGGTCGCCTCCTGCCAGCGCCGCACGATGACGTCGGCATAGGCGGGGTCGATCTCCAGCAGCACCGCCCGCCGCCCGGTACCCTCCGCCGCGATCATGGTGGTGCCCGAGCCACCGAAGCAGTCCAGCACCGTGTCGCGCGGCTTGCTGCTGTTGCGGATGGCGCGCTCGACCAGCGCGACCGGCTTCATGGTCGGATGCAGATCGTTCCTGGCCGGCTTGTCGAAATGCCAGACATTCCCCTGGTCGCGGGCGCCGCACCAGTAGTGCTGTGCGCCAGCCTTCCAGCCATACAGCATCGCCTCGAACTGCTGGTGGTAGTCCGCGCGGCCGAGCGCGAAGGTGTTCTTCGCCCAGATGATCGTGCTGGACCATTTGCCGCCCGCCTCCTGCCAGACGCGATGCAGCGTCGGCCATTCGGAGGAAGACATGCAGACGTAGCAGGCGCCCTTGGTGACCGAGAGCAGGTTGGCCAGCGCGGGCCGCAGGAATTCGGGAAAGCCGCCGCCGAGCGCGTCGTTGGCGATGGTCATCTTGGCCGCGGTGCCGCCCTCGTAGGCCACATTGTAGGGTGGATCGACGAAGCCCATGTCGGCGAGATGGCCGGCGCCGAGGGCGCGCTGCACGTCGCCCAGCTTCGTCGCGTCGCCGCAGAGCAGGCGGTGCTCGCCGCAGCGCCAGAGGTCGCCGGTGCGCGTGACGGGAGTGACCGGCAGTGGCGGCGCCTCGTCGGCATCATCCGCAAGGCCGGCATCGGCGGCTGCCAGCAGCCGGTCCAACTCCATCCCGGAGAGGCCGAGCACGTCCAGGTCGACCACCGCCTCGTCGCGGATGCGCGCGATCTCCGCCGCGAGCAGCGCCTCGTCCCATCCGGAGTTCAGCGCGATCTGATTGTCCGCGAGCCGCAGAGCACGCGCCTGCGCGGGAGAGAGATGGCCGAGCCGCAGCACTGGCACGGAGGCGAGCCCGAGGTGCTTCGCGGCCATAACGCGGCCGTGGCCGGCGATGAGCACGCCTTCGGCATCGACCAGCACCGGGTTCACAAAGCCGAACTCGGCGATGGAGGCGGCGATCTGCGCTACCTGTGACGGAGAATGCGTGCGGGCGTTCTCGGCGTAGGGCACGAGGGATGCGACCGGCAGGGCGGAGACCGCGAGGTCAGGCTGCATTGGCGGTGACCTCCATCCGCGCCGCGGCCACGGCGTCGTAGTCGCGGCCGTCGTCCGCCAGCGTCACCGGCAGGTCGGGATGCAGCAAGCGCCACCGCGCCACGGCCAGGTCGACATAGGCCGGCGCAAGCTCGATCGCCCGCACGCGGCGGCCGGTGCGCTGGGCGGCGAGAATGGTGGTGCCAGACCCACCGAAGGGCTCGAACACCACCTCACCCTCGTCGGTGTAGGTCCGCATCAGGAACTCGGGCAGCACCACGGGGAACACCGCGGGGTGCTCCGTCTCGATGCCGCGGCCCTTGTGGCGGGTCAGGCGCAGCACGTTGTCGGGGATCCGGAAGTCCTGCACCGGCAGGCCGGCATGCTGGTATTCAGAGATGGTGCCGTCAACGGCGCGCAGCCCGCTGCCCTTGTTCGGCGTGCCGGCCCACTTGCAGGGCACGATCTTGTTCGCCTGGCGCGCCTGGCGGTTGAAGTGGAAGACCAGCTCGAAGGCCGGTGCGAGGCGTCCGTTCCAGTCGCCGGGCAAGCCGGGCCCCTGGTCCCAGGTGTAGAGGCCGAAGCGGCGCCAGCCGCGGGCGCGCATCCAGTCGAGCCACCCAGACCAATAGGGTTGCCATTCATTGTCGCGATGGATCAGACCGAGGTTCACCAGCACCTGGCCATCCGGGCGCATAGCTGCGTCGAGATGCTGGAACACACCCTGCATCAGAGCGTCCCAATCCGTGACGCCGCCGGTGGTGTAGTCCCGCTGGTTCCCATAGGGCGGAGAGGTGAACAACAGCGCCGCACGGTCGTCGCCCATCACGCGCGCCACCGTGGCGGCGTCCGTGCTGTCGCCGCAGAGCAGGCGATGGTCGCCCAACCGCCAGAGGTCGCCGGGGCGGGTGACAGCCCGGCGCGGCGGGTCGGGTTCGGCGTCGGCGGGATCGTCCGCCGGCTCCTCTCCGGTGTCCGCCGCGCCTGCCGCACCGTCCCCCTCGGCGGGATCCGCGGACAGAGCCTCGGGCGCGTCGCCGTCGGACACGGCATCTCCAGCCGCCGCGAGGATGTCCGCAAACTCATCCGCCGAGAAGCCAAGCGCACTGAGGTCGAGGTCCGGCGCCGCCTGCACCGCGGCCAGCGCGTCACGCAGCAGCGCCTGGTCCCAGGTCGCGTTCTCCGCGATGCGATTGTCAGCGAGGCGCAGCGCCTCCTTCTGCGCCGCGGACAAATGCCGCAGCACGATCACCGGGACCTTGTGGATACCGAGCGCCGTCGCGGCCTCAAGCCGGCCATGGCCGGCGATCAGCACACCGTCCTCATCCACCAGCAGCGGATTGGTGAAACCGAAGGCCAGCATGCTGGCCTTGATCTGCTCGAGCTGCGCGGCGCTGTGCACGCGGGCGTTGCCGGCATGCGGGCGCAGCTCCGCCACCGGACGCAGCAGGATCTTCGCCGCCATCCAGGGGAGTGTCATCGGGCCATCCGGTTTGCAGGGGGTTTGCAGGGCAGCGGCCCGGCGTCGGTTTGCGGCTAACCGTTTGAGGCGGCGCGGAAAGGCTGCAAACCGCAAACCATATTTCCGGCCTGGCGCTAGCGACCTTGCGCGCTTCCGCCCCCCGCATATGGCGGGGCCCAGGAAGGACCCTGCGGCTCGAGAGCCACTGTCTCGATAGAGCGACGCTGTGGCTGGTGAGCCGCGGCGCGGTCGCGCTTTTTCGAGGTGTCCTGATGATACGCCGTGTGGATTTCGCTGCGCAACGCGACAGTCTTTCGCTTCGCTACGCTTGCTTTCGCTCGCACGATTTTTCTTCGAGGCCACGAGCGTCACGCCGCCCGTGTCCGCGGCACAAGCCCGAAGTGTCCCGCCAGCACGCTGAGCGTCGCGACCAGCATGCCCTGCGCCTGCGGCGGCGCGACGGGGCGTCCGCCCCATCCCTGGCGCATCGCCCACTCGCGCACGGACATCTCCAGGCCGACGACGTACCACGCACAGGAGCCCGCTGCGCTGTCGTGACCACCCAGCGCGTCGAGGGCCTCGGCGACCTTGCGGCGCGCGTCGATGTTCCGCTCCGACAGCGCGTCTGCGCTCTTGCCAGGCAGCCGGACCAGCGGCGAGCGCGCCATCCCGTCCAGCGCGGCACGACGGAACAGCGCGCGGAAGTAGCCACCGGCGTCGTGCATCTCCTGCGTGATCGTGCCGTTGGCCAGCATCATGCCGAGCGTGTCGACCGCGCGCCGATGCTGCACCGGGCTGCCAGTCTCCGGATCTGCCTCCCGGATCGGCTCCGAGAAGCCACCGTGTTGCAGCCGCCACTTCGACGGGCCGAGCGCCTCGTCGCGCTTCGGGGTCTTCGCCTTCCGCTTACCGGCCATCGTTCTTCTCCTGCTGCCGCGGGCCCCAGCGCTGCACGGCTTCGTTCTGAATCGCCTGGCGCAACCAGGGGTCAGTAATGTCCTCGACGCACAGGGAGACGACGCCCTGCTGCTGCCAAACTCGGCGCCGCAGCGCTTCCATCTCGGGCGTGGTGGTCGCGCTGCGCGTGCCGCGATCGAGGCTGGACCTCGGCGGCAGCGGACCGCCCGGGAGGCGCTGCGAGTCCTGCGGGGACGGGAGGTCGCGCGCCACGCGCGCGCGCACGTGCGAAGGGGGGTCTGTCGGGAGATTCATCAATATATCAATTCGTCAAAGGGTCTCTCTCTCTCCGTCCGCGCGCGACCCACGGTACCCGTGTGCGCCCGCGTGACGGATTGACGTATTGACGTATGCGCGTGGAAGCGGCCTCCGGCCTGGGTTTCGAGACAGTCGTCGCGCTTGATGGATCGAATGCGTCAAGGAGCGGCCTCCTTGCCTGCCGTCGCCTCGGGCATGCCGCGCGCGATGAACAGCATCGTCGGCTTGGTGCCGGTCGGCTGCATGCTGCGCGTGACCAGCTCGCCCTCGACCAGCGCGTCGAAGATCTCCTCGCGCTCGCGCTTCGACAGGAACTGCGTCTTCCTGACCAGCGCGTTCCGGCTGATCTCGCCGGCGGCGCGGATGATCTCCAGGACGCGCTTGTGCTTGGCCTCGGTGTCGTTGTCTGCGACGCGGCGGTCTGCCTCGCGCAGCAACGTGCCGATGCAGTGCTCGACCAGGGCCGATGCCCAGGTGACGTCCTCCGCCTCCGTGACCGGCCTGGCCGGGTCGCGGCTGACCGCGGCGATCATGGCGAGCTTCGCGGTGTTCTCGGCGTATCGGCCGAACAGGGCAGTGGCATAGGTTCCGCGGTGCGAGCGCAGCAGGTCTGTGGCCTCACGACGCACGCGCGCCATCGCTGCCTCGGCGCCCGGGCTGAGCGGCACCGTGTAGGCGTGGATCGGCGCCGAGGCCTCCATGGCATCGGCAATGTTCCCGCCATGGCTGTGGCCCGGCACGCCGCGTGCGATCGCCTGCAGCGCCGACACCAGCGCCGGCGGCGGGTCCATGGGCGCCGGCGCCTCATTGCGCTCGGGGTAGTCGTCGTCCGTCAGGAACACCAGGAAGCGCGCGATGGAGCCGTCCGCCAGCGCGCCGCCCTCCAGCGCCGACCAGAGCGGCCCCGGCACCGTGACGCCCCAGATGCAGGCGCAGGGCTGCTCGATCGTGACGCGCGGCCGCGCCTTCTGATCGGCGTATTCGGCGCCGATGTAGGGCTCGGCCGCCGAGGTGTAGAGCTTCGTCAGCTCGGACCAGATGGCCGCCTTGTGGGCGGGCGCGCGCTGGCTCAGGACCAGCTTCAGGAACTGGCCGAATTCGTCCACCTGGAACAGGCGTGCCGGATGGCGCTGCAGCGACGTGAGCAGGCCGGCGGAGGATGCGAGGTCCTCGCCGCCCAGGTAGCGGTCGAGGCCCGCCGCATAGATCGCGCGCTTCACGCAGCGCCTGGCGTGGTCCTTTCCACCGCCGCTATCGGCGATGCCGATCGCGTAGACGTTGCTGCGCAGGTCGGTCGGCGTGCGGTAGCGGCGTCCGGCGATGGTGCCGACCAGGCAGATGGCCGCGCCGAGCGAGAGGAAGGGCTGCGGGCTGACGGCGCTGGCCGTGGCGTAGTCGAGGAACAGCTTCAGCGCGCCGTCCACCTGCAGCAGGTCGAGCGGGACGCGGTACGGCTTCGGCGGCGGCGCAGCGGGGAGCGCCGCATCGTTGACCTTCACCAGCAGCGCCGCGGCCGGGTGGGGCTGTGCAGCCTGCTCCGCCGCCGTGCCGTTCAGGGTGAGCGCCGGATCCGGCACCCAGCCGCGCTGCTCCGCCAGCCAATAGATCGTCCCGGCGCCGACGCTGTGCGGCCGCAGCGTCTTCCAGCGTCGCTCCGCCGTGTCCGATTTGCCCGATTTGCCCGATTTTCCGCTCGATTTCGACCAGTCGAGCCAGAGGTCCCGGCCGTCCTCGCCGAGTGCCGCCTTGATCGCCGCGCCTACGGTGATCCATTCGTTGCCCGGCAGGTCGTCATTCGGCAGCCAGGCCAGTGCCGCGGCGATCGCGTCCCTCGTGCCCTTCGGGTCGCTCGGGCCGCGCCAGGCGGTGGTCGGTGCGTCCGCCAGGATCGAGTTGACCCGGACCTCGTCGGGCACGAGCCGCCAGGCGGCGTCGAGGAAGGCCGCGCACCCCGCTTCGTCCACCACCGGGAGGCGCGCGAGCGGCAGCTCCACCAGGCTATCCTCTGGCCACTCATAGGGCCGGCCGGTGTCAGGGTGCACCGCATAGGCCACGAACTGCTGGCCGCGCGCGAGCAGCTCGAGGGGATGACGCTTGCGGCCGGCGAAGGGGGTGGCCGCACGATAGACCAGCAGCCGCTTCGGGGCGCGGCCGATGCGCAGGCAGGGCGTGTCGCCCAGCATGGAGGCCGCGAGGTCGGCGAGCTGGATGGCGAGCGCGCCGTCCGGGATATCGATGTCGATGCCCACCACGGCGCCGGTGGCGATCCCGACGCCGCAGCCGGGCCAGCGCCGCCAGATGTCCACCTCGAAGGACTTCGTCGGCCGGTCGCAATGCCGGGTCCAGTCGGGATAGGGCGACCACTCGCCCCCACGGAACTGCCCCGGCACCTTGCTGCCCGGCATGATCGGGATGACGGAGTAGCCGTTGTCGACCAGCCGCTCGCCATAGTCGGCCATGAAGGAGGTCTGGGTCACGACCGCCCTCCCACCACGAGCGGCGGCGCAGGATGCCGCCCCTGATCCAGCCGCCGAGCAAGCTCGTCCTGGTAGGCGGTGATGATCACCTCGAGCAGCGTCAGCCACTCGGCTTCGGTCAGCACCGCGAGGTCGGTCTTCCCGATGCTGTCCAGGTACTCCCCGGCCATGGGGCTGGCCGCCGCGATGGCGGCGATCTCGTGCTCGTCAGGATCAACCACGCCCCACCTCCGGCAGAGCGCGCTCATGCAGCGCATGGAGCAGGCCGGCAGCGGCTCGGAGATCCGAATGCGCGGATCGTACCAACCGAAGCCGCGGGCGGTGCGGAGGCGACAGGCGGCGCATCTCACACGAACCTCGCGGCCGCGATCTCGGTGTACTGGCCCGCCGGCCGGACCTGGATCGCGCTGGGGCGGCGGAGCTGGCCCACCTTCTGCATGGCCTCATCCACCGTCGCCGGCGGCGGCAGATTGCCGGCGCGGCGCCGCCACCAACCAACCGCCTTGTCCCGCGGAAAGCCGGTGTGCTCGAAGCAGACCCACTCGCTGTGCCGCGCCAGGCCGCATTCATAGGTGACGCGCAGCGACGCCGGCTTGCCGGGCTTCTCGTGGCGCGCGTAGCTGATCCCGGTGACGTCGGACCAGGTCGCCTGAACCTGGGTCGAGAGCAGCGCGTTCGAAGCCGCCTGCGGTGCCACCTTCACCACGGGCGGCGGGAACTCGTGATCGCACTCGATGCAACGCCGCACGCTGGCGTGGTTGATGGTCTGGCATTCCGGGCAGACCTTGATCGGTGCTGCGCCCGGCTCCTCCGACTTCTCCTTCTTCCGGCCGTCGACCGTGTCGATCGGGCCATGCCGCGCCGTGTTGCCGGCGAAGTCGAGCACCAGGCAATCGTCCTTGCCTTCGGCGAGGCGCGTGCCGCGGCCGACCATCTGGACGTAGAGGCCGACGCTCTTCGTGGGGCGCAGCAGCGCGATCAGGTCCACCCCCGGCGCATCGAAGCCGGTGGTGAGCACGTTCGCGTTGGTGACGCAGCGCAGCCGACCGGCCTTGAAGGCGGCCAGGATGCCGTCCCGCTCGGGGCCGGGAGTGTCGCCGGTGACGGTCTCGGCGGAGATGCCGTGTTCGCGAATGGCGTCGCGGACGTGTTGGGCGTGCGCTACGCCCGAGCAGAAGACCAGCCAAGAGCCGCGGCCCTCGCCGTGCTGCACGATCTCGGCAACCGCGGCACGCGTGACCTCGTGCCGGTCCACCGCCGCCTCGAGGTCCTTGGCGATGAACTCCCCGCCGCGGGTGCCGACGCCCCCCACGTCGAGCTGGGTCGTGGTCTGCTTCGGGACGACCGGGCAGAGATAGCCCTGCTGGATCATGTCCAGCACCGGCACCTGGAAGGCGATGTCGGTGAAGAGCCGGTCCTTGCCCTCGTGCAGCATGCCGCTGTCGAGCCGATAGGGTGTGGCGGTGAAGCCGACGACCTTCAGCAGGCCGGCGTTGATCTCGTTCAGCTGCGCCAGGAAGGAGCGATACATGCCGCTGTCGCCGCGGCCGAGCAGATGCGCCTCGTCGATCAGCACCAGGTCGCAGCGCTGCACCTGGCGTGCGTGACGGTGGATCGACTGGATGCCGGCGAACAGGATCTGCGCGTGGATATCGCGGCGGGACAGGCCGGCGGAGTAGATGCCCGCCGGCGCCTCAGGCCAGGCGCGGAGCAGCGCCATGAAGTTCTGCTGGATGAGCTCCTTCACGTGGGTGAGGACCAGCACCCGGGTGTCGCCATAGGTGGCGATGGCCTCGCGCGTGAAGCCGGCGATGACGACGGACTTCCCCGTGCCGGTCGGCATCACGATCAGCGGGTTGCCCACGCTGGCGGCGAAGTAGTCGTAGAGTGCCTCGATGGCGGCGCGCTGATAGGGGCGGAGCGACAGGCTCATCGATCCTCTCCCGCCGCGCCATCCTCCAGGAGGGGAGCGCAGCGCTGGCGGAGCTGGTGCCGCGGCGCAGCGAGCCTGCGCTGCGCGAGCTGCACGGTCTGCCGGACACGTTCCTTGCTGACGTCGAACGATCGCCCGATCTCCTCCAGCGTCCGGGGCGCCTCGCCATCCAGGCCGAAGTACATCCGCAGCATGCGCGCTTCGCGCGGTCGAAGGCTGGCCAGCGCCTCGTCGAGCGCGCCGAGCGCGGCCTCGACGGCAACCGTCCGCTCGGGGTCGTAGGCGATGGAGGACGACGTGCCGCCGATCAGCGCCGGCAGGTCTTCCGCGCTGACCTCGCGCATGACCTTGTTCGTCGCCAGCGCGCGGCGCAGGAACGCCGCGGGGAAGAGGTCCTCCGGCAGCCTCCGCAGCGCCTTCGAGATGGCGAGGATGCAGGCGCGCCATTCCCCGTTTTCGCGGAGGGGTGCGATGCGCAGGTTCAGGTAGTCGTAGATGCGGTGGGCGGACACGCCGCCGGCGCGGGACAGCGCCGCCGCGCTCTCGTATCCGGCTTCGCGCATGGCGGTCAGCAGCGCGTTGTTCTTGACCGAGACGACGACAAGCAGGTCCTGGCTCACCGCGCGGCTCCCGTGCTGGAGGAGGTCGCGCTGTCGAGCCACACGCTGTCGTCGGGCAGCCGATAGCTGACCCAATCCTCCCCGGCGTCGAGCTGCTCACCGTCGACGAAGTCGGGGAGGTAGAGGTGCGCAGCGCAGCCAGCCTCCTGGTCTCGCCGGTCGAGCGCTGCGTTGTGCCGGGCGCAGTGCCAATCACCGCCCTGGACCGGCGAGGCGTGCAGGCAGGAGCGGCAGTGCCGCTCCGGCGCGGCGCCGCCATGGCAGACGGCGTGATGGTCGCAGACCCGGCACTGCCACCAGGCCGGATCGTGGCTGATGCGGGCCGGCGCCCGGGCAGCGGCGATGATGCGCGCGGCCTTCGCCAGGATGCGCAGCCCGGCGTCCGCGTCGTGCCGCACGCGCTCCTGGTACAGCTCGTCCGTACCCTTGCAGACCGCCAGATAGAAGGCCCGATCGAGGCCGGCGAGCTGCATGTAGGCCTGCATCTGCGCCCAATGCAGCGGCTTGGAGGCGGCGACGCCCTCGGCCTTCAGCTTCGCGAAGGACTTGGCGCTATGGGTCTTGAACTCGCAGACGTGCCAGGTCGCTGGAGCCTCGGGGAAGCCCCTGGCGACCGCGTCCATGCTGCCGCCGAAGTGGCCTCCGGCGTCGCGGAGGTTCCACTGCCGACCGGTCGCCGGATCCACATCCAGCACGGTGACGCCGATGCGCCGCAGGTCGGCGACGAAGCGCGCCTCGGCCAGGTGGCCCGTCTCGAACAGCCGGAGCAGCCGGCCCGTGTGCCGCGCGCGCGTGGCCCAGCGGAAGGTGTACCAGATCGCGCGCTCGCACTCGGCGCCGATCAGCGAGGCGCCGAGATGCGCGCGGTATCCGGCATCCGCGGCCGCCTCGTAGGCGGCATAGATGGCCGTGACGGTGGGGCTCGACGGCGGTGGAAGGGCGGCCATGGCTGCTCCCGCAGGGAGGAAGGAGGGGCCGGCGGGTGTGTCCGCCGGCGGTGTCGTCAGCCGTTGCGGCGCCAGGGCGGCGTGGCGGCGGCGCTGGGGCGGGT